TTGAGACTCCACTTATTGGTCGTGGTCCTGTAAAGGATGTCATGGATGATGACTGGTACCGGATTGGTATAGGTGGCTTCTTAGCGGATGATGGTATTTTTCACAATGGTCATAAACATAGTTCTACTAGATGGGATCTTATCCGTAATCACTTTGGTATTAAACTACCAACCTACCATGTAAATGGTAATCAGAATATTGTCGTTGCATTACAACTTCCTCAAGATGCTAGTCTAAGAGGAGCCAATATTGAAAAGTGGTGCCGCGACACTTGTATGGCCATTCGAACTCAGACGGACAAACCTATCATTGTAAGGTTACCTCAGCTTCAACGTAACTGGGACGTAGGGCCTTTGGAAGTAGTAAAGAATCTTCCTAATGTATCATTCCAGATGGGTACTGCTGACAACCTCATTCCAACGCTGAGAGAAGCGAGGTGCACGGTGACATACTCTAGTGGGTTCGCCATCGATAGCTTGCTTAACGGATGTCCAACTATAGCGATGAATCCAGCTAGCTTTGCGTACGACATTGCTCCTAACACTGTAGACGACATTGACAACCCAAAGTGTCCATCAAGAGACCAATGGTTATATGATTTATCGTATTGCCAGTGGCATGTAAGTGAAATAGAAAACGGATTGCCTTGGAGGCAGCTTAGAGAGTTATTATGACGCTTGATGATTGGTTTGACGTACAGCTAATAGAGTTACCTAATGATGATCGTCTGGCGAACTATCAAAAAGAATTTAAGTACTGTATGCCTTTATGCAACGACGATGGTTGGTTTTTAGAGTTTGGTGTGTGGAAGGGTCGCACGATCAATTTGTGTTCAGGCCTTCGGCCTAACAACCATTTTTATGGATTTGATAGTTTTGAAGGGCTACCCGAAGAATGGAAGCTAGCTGACGATAACAGTCTAAGCCACATTACTCAAATAGACAAAGGACACTTTGCACTTGGCCAACTTCCCAAAGTTAACAGCAATGTAACATTAACTAAAGGTTTTTTTGACAAGACGCTAGATGCTTGGATAGAAGATAACTTAGACAACAATAGTGTTATTAGCTGGCTGCATGTTGACTGTGATTTATACTCGAGCGCAAAGTATGTATTGGATAAATTAAACCCTTATATTGTTCCAGGTACAGTAATAAGGTTCGATGAATTAGTTGATTGGAGGTTAGCTGGATTTGAAAATAACTTTCAGCACGATAAACCCAAGTCAAAATACTCTCTGTGGCCACAAGGAGAATGGAAGGCGTTGCATGATTGGTTATCTCAATATGATAGAAAAGTCAAGCCTACCTGGAGAGAGTGGCACCAGGGTGCTGGTTTGATTGTTGAAGCATGATATCAAACAACGCTCTACTTCCTTATGGAGTTACTCCATCTGCACCTCCAATTGAACTTCCAAAGGTCCAAGAGTTTAAAGACGATCGAGGACGTAGCGCCGAAAAGTATTTTCAAAGCGAGATTGATCAGTTAAACGAAAAGTATCAGAAACTAGTAAAGCTAGCCAACGATACACAAATGGTGTACAATGCGCGGTACAATTTTGTTCCTAAAGTAGGCACAACTTATTATCTATATTGGACTGGCAATCACTATTTGCTGTCCATAATCGAAAACTGGAAGTGGGATAAACATGAGTTCGTTGGAGCTTATCAATTAACTAGTGACAATGTTTGGGTGAATAAGAATGGGTCTAGGTGACGACATGATGTGGCTCGGTGAAGCCGAGAAAGTCCACAAACAAAATAAAGATGCTGTAATACATGATGGACGTGAATATAGTCCGATGTGGAAAGGACACGACTGGGTCGTAGCTCCAGACTACGATGGTCCAAAAAAGAAAATACTNGTACCTAGGAAGCCTGGTGGTAACAGATGGTATATTGATGGGTGGGGCCCGGGTAAGATTATTTACAAAAATTATGTACCAACTCCTGCTCCGTATCGCATCAGTACTGATGAAATTAACAAAGCTGTAAAGATACTAAAAGATAACGGTATAAAGCCAACTGATCAATTCGTCATTGTAAACCCAGACACTAAGAACACGACACTGTCATCTAACAAAGACTGGGGCTTCCATCGTTGGCAAAGCCTTACTGATAAACTAAACGGTCATGTAAAGGTTGTGAGAGTAAAACCATCCGGCCCAGTAAAAGATATCTCCGGATTGGTACAATATGGTCAAAAAACGCTTGACAATGCGATCAATATATCGGAAGATGATGTTCGAGTTTCGTTTGCTATTATGTCGTTTAGCAAACTTATAATTACTAGTGAAGGAGGTGTACATCATTTTGCAGCAGCTATTAACAAGCCAGCTTTAGTATTGTATGGCGGCGCAATCCATCCAGATCAAACCGGTTATGTTGATCGTAATCAGACGTATTATGTTTACAATGATCCTAAGACACCATGCGGTAGTCAGATACCTTGTAAGCACTGTAAGGAAGCAATGGCTGCTATTGATCCGCAGCTAGTATTTGAAGACGTATTGGAGATTCTAAATGAAGCAGGGTAAAGTATGGGGTGAAACAGAGCTAGTGGCGTTAGTGCCAGGTGTGCTAGAGTTTCACCGTATTGAGGCAAAGAAGGGCGGCGTGTGTAGTAAACACGCTCATCAGAGTAAGACCAACGGCTTCTTTGTAGAGTCTGGCAAGCTGTTAATTAGAGAATGGCAAAACCGATACGACCTTGTTGACGAGACTATTCTGGAAGCTGGAGATTACTGCATTGTGCCTCCAGGCGTCTACCATCAGTTTGAGGTATTAGAAGATTGTATTGCGTTCGAACTATACTACGCAGAACTTATTGGTGATGACATTGTTAGAGAGACGGTGGGGTTCGTACAATGATTACAATTTATTCACGGCCTGGTTGTAAGTGGTGTGAGACGTCTAAGTTCTTATTGGAGTCAAAGGGCATCGAATACAATGAACTTATGCTCGATGTAGATATTACGGCCGACCAGCTAAAGCAATTGGTTCCCGGTGCAAGATCAGTCCCACAGATTATGGATGATGGAATCCATGTTGGCGGATATAAAGAGCTTGCCGAGTACTTGGACAATCAATGAAGGTCGGTATTATAGGTTATGGGTGGGTCGGTAAAGCAACACATAAGTTGTTTCCCGATGCTGTTATCTACGATAAGAATATACCACAGTATCGTCAACCTTTAGATAACTCAGTCGACATTGCATTCCTTGCAGTGCCTACTCCATGGAACGGTAAAGAGTTAGATTGCAGTGCAGTTGATAAAGCTATTGGTGATGTAGGTTGCAAGTTCATAGTTTTGAGAAGCGCAACTTATCCTGGCTTCGCTGACGAGATGGCCGCAAAGTATGACATTAAGGTTGTTGTCCAACCTGAGTATCTAGGGGAAAGTCCCTCTCATCCTATGCTTAATATGAACACTAGAGAGTTCATGATACTTGGCGGTGCACCGGAGGATAGAAGAAAGGTCATTGACTGTTATGCAACCGTGTACAACTCAAACATTACTATTAGACAAATGACAGCAAAAGAAGCTGAGTTTGTTAAATTGACAGAGAACAGAGCAATCTTCTGGAAAGTAATGCAGTGCCAAGAACTTTACGATGCTTGTGAAGCATCCGGATTTGATTACTACACTGTCAGGGAAGCGGTGTACGGAGACGACCCAAGAATGAATCTTTGGTTTAGCTTCGTTTACCCCAACAAGCGAGGAGCAGACAGCAAGTGCATTCCAAAGGACGTTTTTGCTTGGAGTCATTTTTGCGAATCAATTGGTGTCAATCCTTACGCAACTAATCATTTACTTGCTTACAACAATACATTACTAGGAAAGAACAATGTCAACCAAACTTAAGATTATAGATGCTCCATCCGAACCGGAAGTACAAATGGAAGCTACGGGCGATGAGTTTTCATTCGGTGTAGAGACAGACGAATTGTCTAAGAATGCCATGGGTGGCACCGAGATGATGAAATATGGTTTGTACGATCGATTAGATCCTGAGGTAAGAGACAAAGTTCAAATTATCTGCAGCCGAGTAAGGAACGTAGATTCTAACCGACCATCTTTGCTGTGGTTACATGATATGTTTAACGATCCGGAATCTCAGCACCTACAAGATCTTAAGTCTCGTGAACAGTTTGAAAAACTCGTATTTGTGTCTAACTTTCAGAAGACGCAATATGAGTTAGCATATGGTTTAAGGCCAAGTGAATATATTATTCTTAAGAACTGTATTACACCCATTGAACCTCATCAAAAACCTGATCCCAAAGAGCAGGTCAACATAATCTATCATACTACTCCTCATAGAGGATTAGAGTTATTAGTACCAGTCTTTATCGAACTGTGCAATCACTTCGACAATATTGTGTTAGATGTTTATTCTAGCTTCAACATTTACGGTTGGCCAGAGAGAGATGCTGACTACGAACAGCTGTTTCAGCAGTGTAGAGAACATCCTAAGATTAACTATCACGGATACCAACCTAACGATGTAGTGAGGGAAGCGCTTAAGAAAGCACACATCTTTGCATTTCCTTCAATCTGGCCTGAAACATCTTGTATTGCAGCAATGGAAGCCATGTCAGCAGGAGCTTTAATTGTGCACCCGGATTTTGCAGCACTTCCTGAGACCACAGCTGGATTTGGTATTACATACAGCATGCACGAAGATCCCCAGACTCATGCTAATATTTTTATCCAAGTACTTGCTCAGACAATTGAAAAAGTGGGTACTCCGGAGATTGCCAATCGCGTGGAGTTTCAAAAAGCATATGCGGATGCATTTTACAACTGGGATACAAGACTTCCTCAGTGGAACTCATTGCTAACCAACATTGCAAATAAGAACGCATAAATATGTTAATGGGTAATGTTATTAAATTTCCCGGTACACGTACCGATCCTGTACAGCAACAGGTAGACGACTTCTATGAGAAAGAACTATCTAAGGCGTACATAGAAGACTTTGTTGATAAAGTCGGACACGGTTTGGTAAACGAGTTCCATAACCAAGGTTATGATGTAGATGATGAAGAATTCATTATTCGATACATGTACTCGTTAGAGGTGATGAAATCTGTACTATATAATTGTAGAGATATTGATCATAAACTTAGTAATATGGTGGGCAAACATGCTCGCCGATATTTTGAAAGTGAAGCGACAGACCAATGAATAAATCAATTTATGAAACCCTTCTATCCATAGCAAAGTTATCAGGAAACAAAGCAAGGTCGGAAGCACTAGCTGCTTATCAAAACGACTTTGCTATGAAGGTTATCCTGGACTTAGTCTACAATCCAAATATTAAGTTTCTTCTCCCAGAAACTGATCCCCCCTACACTCCAGTAGACGAAGCAGTCGACGCTCAGAATGTGTTGAAAGCGGATATACGACGTTTAAAGTACTGCTTAAACATTCCCGATGGAGAGCAGCTTCGCCCTCTTAAACGCGAGCAAATGTTTATAGAAATGCTGGAAGCAGTAGATCCTTATGACGCTAAGCTGCTTTTACATGTAAAAAATAAAAAGCTGCCAAAAGAGCTTAAGGATATTACTGAAAGTGTGGTCAGGAAAGCGTTTCCCGGGATCGAAGATAAATGGAAAAATTAGCGTTTGTAATTGGTAACGGGCCAAGCAGAAAAGACTTTGATATTACTACCCTTAAAGGAGTAGGTACTGTATATGGGTGCAATGCCCTGTATAGAGATTATCCGGATCTTATAGATTACTTAGTGTCAATTGATCCTCCAATTATCGAGGAGATAAATGCAAGTGATTTTCCTAAAGAAAAGTTTATCGTACCTCCGTTAGAAGAGCAGTTCGAGGATCCTAATTATAACCAGTATCAGCGTTTTAGATCCAATGCTGGTGTAAACGCTATGCTCGAAGCAATAAAAGCAGGACACAACGTTCTATACTGCTTAGGATTCGACTTCATGATCAAGTCTCCAAAGGTATCATTAGGTAATCTTTATGATGGTACTAACGCATACGGCCCTGAGACGCGTTCTAGGTACAATGATAATCTAAATAGAGTAAAGTACATGCAGTTCATAGCTCATAAGTACAACAAGGTAAAATTTAAGTTTGTCGTTCCTAGATTCGGCAACAAGGATGAGTACCATAACTTGAATGCTAAAAATGTGTTTGGTGTGTTCTACGATTCATTTGAACAGTCTCTTCAACTAGATACTGTTGAAAATGAACGCTCTAGAGTCTTTCAGCGACTGTAGTATACCATGCCGACCTATACTTTTAAAGATACCAACTCTAACGAATACTTCGAAGAAATCATGTCCTATGATGAGAAGGTTCGTTTCCTCAAAGAATGTCCCTGGATTACTAGTGTGCTCGATGGCATTAACATTGTGGCAGGTACTGGTATGGATTCTAGAATTAAGAATGACGACGGATGGAACGAAACCTTGCAAAGAATAGGTGAGGCCCATCCGTCTAGTGACTTAGCTAATCGTTATGTTAAAAAGACAGCGAAGGAAGCAAAGACTGAAAACGCTGTGGCGAAATGGAGGCAAACCCGTCAACTACAACAATAACTAGGAGTTACAATGTCCGATCTCGGTTTAGCTTATCAAGAGTACGATTTTTACGAAGAATTATTCGAAAAGCCTAAAAGGATAAAAAGAAAGAAAGAACCGATCAAGAAATTCCAACTTAACTTAAGGGTGGTACCGGCAAGAACTAGTAACCAGCAAGCTGCATATGACTACTTTGAACAAGAAGAGCATTTAATTCTTCACGGACTAGCTGGCACTGGTAAAACCTTCATCACATTGTATCTCGCACTCAAACGATTGTTTGAGCCCAATTGTTATCAAGACAAAGTAGTAATAGTAAGATCAGTAGTACCTACCAGAGAGATGGGGTTTCTACCTGGTAGCGAAAGAGAAAAAATGAAAACCTATGAAGCACCATACCAAGCAATGTGTAACGATTTGTTTGGTAGAGGTGACGCGTATGAGATTCTAAAGACTAAAAACCAAATAGAGTTTATCAGCACGTCTTTCATTAGAGGTACTACAATGGATGACAGTATCATCATTGTTGATGAAGCTCAAAACTTGACTTTCCATGAACTAGACAGTATAATTACAAGGGTAGGGGTTAACAGTCAAATTGTATTCTGTGGTGACTGTGGCCAGACAGATCTTGACAAGCCTTGGGACAAGTCTGGACTAAGTCAGTTCATGAACATACTTAAGCATGTGGATGGGTTTAAGAAAGTCGAATTCAGTTATGATGACATTATTAGGTCTGGCCTTGTGCGAGACTATTTGATTGCAAAGGATGATTATTTAAATGGCGACACTCTATTATGATCTAAAACTGCCAGATAGCTGTAACAGCAACATCGACATATCTACGTTTATTGCTCCGTGCACCAACAAGTCATCTGCGTGGTGGGATTCGTTATCTGTGTTTGACCATCAAGCCAAAACATTAAAGGATTGGCTAGCCACAGTTACAAAACGTAACCCAAACTGGACAACCTCTAGCCCCTACACCATGCGAGTATGTCCTGGTGTAGGGGACTTATTTAAGCGTAGCTATCTTGTGAAGTGGCCTTGTGATACACTTCTTAATGTGGTTAATAAGGATGGCAAATATTTGTACAATTATAAAACTAGTGATGGTAGTGATCCTAGCTTAGTTAACTTTGACTTCCATCACGAGGATCAATATCGCAATACCAAGCATCAAATTTACAATAATATGTTCAACATTAAGTTATGTCTTCCTGTTATTATGTTCAGCAATAAAATCGTAACGGCAATCACAGTCAACCCCGACTACCATCTTAGTGAAATTCCTTATAAAGTTATGCCTGGAATATTAGATTATACATCATCTACAGTTCATGAGCTAAACATCAATGTAATGTTTCCAATACCAAGCTATAATAGTGAGTACACATTGGAGTTTAAGGCCGGCGATCCTATTTGCTATCTCACTCTCATGAACTTTAACAGAACAGTAGACCTGCAACCCAAAAAAAGCAGACGTACCTACCGTAGAAAGTTTTTGAGAGGATTAGGTGCTGATCATGTTTAATCATGTTACTCAACCAAACATTCAAGAGTTGGATACAAAGACCGTTGATGGTACAAGATACTACGAAACCCCAGCTGGGAAATTGTATCCGTCCGTCACCACCGTCCTTAAAGACCTATCTGCAGAAGGTATTGCTGCTTGGAGAGCAAAGGTTGGAGCTGATGTAGCTAACAGAGTATCAGCTCAAGCATCTGCAAGAGGCACGGCTGTACATAAACTTTGTGAAGACTACATTGATAACAAAGAAGACTATCT